AGGGTGCGCTATTTAAATTAGTTAATTTTTTAGTATTATTAAACCCTAAAGTATATAAATTTAGTGCTAGGGGATTTCTTATTCTATTAAATTCATTAGTTAAAGGAGAAATTTGATCATCTTGTACTATATAAGCCTTGGCTACTCTTCCAAATTTTGAGGGCATACTAAGGGTTCTAATTATATAATCTTCTTTAGTTACTGTTCTTTGTTGTGTAGCAAATTGTGCTATAGTATTTTCTCTTATCTCTTCAATAGAATCCCCACTTCCTCCGCCTTTAGCAGCTTCTGGATTATTTACAGCTATAGATGCTCTTACAAATCGTTGTAAGGAATCATTTAAATTAAGATTATTAGATGTAAATAATGTATCTATTTCAGTTATTGTATTAGCATTTACATTAGAGTTAATACCCCCTCCTACTATATATTTAACTGTAAGTACAGTATTAGCAGGTACTTGTCCATAAGCTTTAGTCATTAAAAAATTAGAGGGATCAAACGCTGTATTAAGTTTACTTCTGCCATCCTTAATACCTAATCCTATATTATCTGGATTAGGAATAATTTGTTCATCAGCTTTATCACTATTACCTGCTCCAAATTGTATTTCTAGTTGATTATTAGCTTTAAATCTTGAAACAAATCTTCTAGGTGATTTAATAATTTTTAATAAAAAAGGAGTTTGATTATTAAACCCTAATAATTCAGGATCATTAGTACCTATATTTTCAACTTCTTGAAAAATAATATCCTGAGCTAAATATGGTACTTCATAATATTCATTACCGTCTTCATCAGTAATGGATTCTATTGATATTATATTAGTGTCAAATAAAGTTATAGTTTTAAAAGCTTCGGCTGAACCAATAGTAAATGTTTGTTCTTTTACTCTTCCTGATATTGCATTAGTTGTTTTTTTAAGTAAATAGTACTCTGGATTATTAGAGCTATCATATTGATAAATACTAATTTCTGTTGGGTCAAAACTTGAAGATACATTAAAATCTACTTGATTATTAATATAAAAAGTAGATCCTTCAGTAGATTTAAAAGTAGAGTTAGGATTTAGTCTTAAACAGTAATTAAAATCAGGTTGATAATCTCCACTTGCTCCTGTAGATGGTAATAATTGAAATAATTCTAATTCAACACTTGAAGCCTCGGATACTTTAGGTCTATAACCCATAGCATAAGCTAAATTAAAAAGATTTTCTTTTTCTTGGGCTAATAGTAATAAAGATTCTTTTAATTGTGTATCAGTGTAATATGAAAGAACATCACCTACATAAGCAGCCATTTCCATAAACATCATTCCTGGATTACCTTCACTAAAATCATTGAAATTATTTGGAAAATATACTTCAGCAAATTCCATCAATTGATTCTTAAAAGAATTATAATCCTTACTTAAATATTTTATATCTTTATCTTGTGTTTTATTTGATACTTTTGTGTAAGCCATTTTATCTAAAATTTATTTGTATTGAATCATCATTTTTTTCGTTATTAATGGAATAAGTAATTGATATAGATAATCTATATAAATCTAATTCTCTTTCTATTTTAGCACTTTCAACTGATATTTCTGGCATAAAAAAAGATGTTTGAGTATTTATGTTTTCTAATAAAGTATTTTCATCTACACTACTTTCAAATACTAAATTTTTTAATCCTATACCATAATTAGGGTTATTAATTCTTTCTCCAGGAACTGTTAATAATAAATTTATAAGATTTGTTTTTATTTGTTCTTTAGTTGTTAAAGTACCCGAAGTCATATTTACTTCATTCAAAGGAAAAGAAACGCCTATCCTAACATTATTATTAATGTCAAGAGGATTTATTTTTCTAGTATTTTGAATTATAGGCATTTATTACTTTCCTTTTTTCTTATCTATTGCTTTCATTAAACCTCTATAGTCTCTTGTCACGGCAGTAGCTACTGCTTTAGGCATACCTGTTGTGTCCATAGCTAATGGTTGTGACATATTTACGGGAGATATAGCTGATTGGGTATTAGTATCTCCAGCAGCTGTTTCATTTAAAAGATCATTTAGAGTACTATTTGCTACAAAATTTTGTTTAGTAAATTTTTTACCCATTATTTTTTCTTTTAAAGATGGTTGAGGTACGCTAGGTACTTCAACTAATCTTTCAGTATGTTCTACTATAGGTGATTTAATTTCATCACGTAAATCTTCCTTAAGTGATTTAATTTCTCTACGTAACGCATAATCTATTTCTTCTCTAACTACTTTTCTAATTAGATTTTCAAAAGTTTTTGCTTTCATGTTTTATTATTGTTTGTTAATAAATATAAACTTTTTAAAAATTAGTTTATTTTTGGTCTAAATATTCTTTGTTCTTCATCATCTCTAATATAATCTCCTAATACATCTGGTTTAAGATTAACAGTGGGGGTATTAAAATTAAGAAATTTATCAATATTTTCTATGTTTAAAGTACCATCCGGATTAATTACATCTCCTCCTGGTATGCAATTTTCAATATACTGTTTATAGTAATTATTTAAAGTGTTAATAAAGTTTTGTATTAATGATGCTAAATTCTTTATAACATCTATAACTAAAGGTAATAAATTAACTAAAGATATAATAACTTGTAATGTTTTAAGTGCATAACCTGTATATACTTGTATGGCATTTCCATATTTAAGTATAAATGCATTTGCTTTTACTATACCATCATTTATTTTTTTGGCTACAGCTGCAGAAGCTAAAAAACCAGCTAATGGTATTAGTGCAAGTGATAAAGAAGTTACTAGTATTTTTAAAGCAATAATTAATGTTTGAAATATACCTAATAAAACTGATATATCTACTAAACTATTTAATGCTTTATCTACTTTTGTTTGTATTCTTTCTAATTTTTTTATAACATTTTCTAATTTACTATTACTTTGTGTTAATATAGATTCTAAAGTATTTTTAGTTTCTTTAACAATATTCATAATTTCAATATCACAACTTTTTTCTAATATTTTTTCTCTAAATAATTCTCTAGCTTCAGGTTTAGATGTAGGTATACCTCTTTTTCTTAATTCATCAAAAGCTCTATCTTTTCCTTGTTGTTTTAAATCTTGAGTTACTTCAAATAAAGGTCCTTCTATTAATCTTTCAATAATAGTTCTTATAGCTCCTATACCATCATTATATTCTATACCTATCCCTACAGCTGCAAACGAAGATATTTTATTAATTGTTTCAGTAGTATTTTTTAATTTTCTTTGAGCTTCTTGGGATTTAGTAATATCTTTACCAGGAGTATTTTTAGCCATTTTAAACTAATTTAGTTGTTTTACTTTTAATATATTGAATATTATCTCTTAGAGCATCTATTTGTCTTCTTCTTGTAGTAAAAGCAGATTCATTAGCAGGATTAGGCCCAGTAAAGCCTCCTGGTGCGGTATATGATACTTTTACTATTATATCACTTATAATACCTTCTAAAACATCTAATAATCCATTTACTCCACCTAACCAATCATCTAATTCATTTCCTAATATAGCTGGTTCTGTAGGTAAATTTTTATCAGATTTAAGTCCTAAATAAATATTAGGGGTATTAATAACTAATTTACTGTTTTTATTTGAACTTGTATCAAAATGTATACTACCTTTAGTACTGAATCCTATTGCTTTATCCGAAAATAATAAAATAGAATCATCTTTAGCATTAAATAATAGTCTATCGGAATTAATTATTACTTGTTTACCTAAATAATCATTTGTATTTGTTGGTTTATAACTCATTATACTAATTTTGCTTCAGTTATATTATGTTGATATTGATTACTATTACCATATCTTTCACCATTATAAAAATTGTGATATTCTTCTCTATTAGATGCTAATGTAGTAACTTTTCTATTTTGAGGGCCATAAGAAACATGAACCCAACTATTATTACCTCTTTCGGGATATTCCCATATTAATTGATCCCATCCCTTAACATTAGTATAAATATAATTATATAAATCAGCAGTAGTTAAATTAGGTACTCTTATATCTACAGCCTGACCAAAAATATGTTGAGAGGTATTAGATCCTCCTAATCTTTTATTTAATTCTACACATCTATAACCTGAATTTATTATTAAATCAGGATAAACATTTACTATAGGATCAATAATATTAACCATTAGTAATCTTAAATTTTCAATAACTTCGGTTTGAGATGGTGAACCATCTATACCAGGCATATTATTAATACTATTATTTTTTGCAGTATTAGACCATATTAAATGTTTTAATAAAAAATGAGCTCCTATAGGTTCTTCTGTATTAATTGCCATTATTAATCTATTGTTAAGTCAAATTCATCAGTTGCTCCACTACTTCCAGCACCTGAACCCGGATCTACATAAGAATTAGGTAATTCAAGGTTTATATTATCTTTTTGTATTATTTGATCGTCTATTGAACTTTCTGATTCATTC